CCTTAACAATTTTCTGCACAGGCTTCCCCGCATAGAAATCAATATTTCCATAAGCATTTCTTTCTCGTGGACAGAAATCATCAACAGGTGTTATTGTCCCGAAAGAACGACACACGAACGGTCTAAACCCATAGACTGTGCAGCCCCCTTTGTAGAAAGCACAATGCTTTTCAGATTCTCCACCGGACTTCCATGTTTCGTCATACATCGCTTGTTTAAGAGAGTTCACGACATCAGCCATCCACTCTTTAGCAGCGCTTTCACCCTTGTCTTCAAGAGTTAAGTAGTATTGCTGAGTAAGGTTGTAAGCAATGTTTGCACATTCAAACATGGGAATGACAAGACCAATCTTGCAACACTTCCCTGAACCAAGACACTTTGACGGTGTTTCATTCTGTTTAGCCTCAATAATGCGAATTTGGTTATAGATCATATCCAATCTAGCAAAATTGACAATATCTTTAATAGTGACGCTTCTTTTCATCGCCCCATACCTTTCTTTCTAAGCTTGTTAGCTTTTTGTTGTTCTCTTCTTCTTTTCTCAACTTGTTCTTGCAAAGGAGATTTTGGTCTCCGCAATGTTGTTGAAGAAAGATTGCGACCTTTGCCTCGAAATCTGAGGAGGTCATATTTTTTGCACCAGTTATAAACTGCTTGCGGTGTTACTTCGATATTATAAGATTGTTTTAAAACCTTGCAAATATCTGTTAAGTTCATTCGTTTTTGAACATAGTGTTCGTACAACCAAGCTTTGTCTTTATAAACATCAGTCATCCGGGTTAACCACTTTCCAATACCAAATAGCTATTCCAACAGCGTCAACAATGTCATCGTCACCGAGGTCAAGGTCATCATCGTTGAAATATTCTTCAATTATAACACGGACTCTGCGTTTTCTTTCTTCTTTCTTTTTAAGTTCAATATTCTTTTTTTGCCCGTTTTCTTTTAAGGCATCTTTATCTTTACCTGTTAGATTTTTATATCCAACACCGCTTCTCCATACGAGAGGACTGACATCCATCACTCTTTTACAGGTGAAGGATGCCATTCCCCAAGTGAAGCCAATGATGTAAGAAAGTAAACGGCTTGTCTGAAAGTTCTGAATATAAACAGACTGCTCAATGACGCAGACATCGGGCTTGTATAAATCACAGATACTTGTGATCCCAAACTTAATTTGACTGAACTTGTCTTCAATCGTAGAATTCTTCATGAAGGAAAGCTTGTCTGACTTAACAATAACTAACTCACCGTCAATTCTTTGCATGATGCACCAAGCTAGTGAGTGAGAAGCCGGGTCAATAGCCAGTACGGTATTGACCTTCTCTTTCTTTAAATAATTGAGACTCATTGCTTCTGATCCTTGCGAATCTTTTCTTCATCCCAACCCCACGACACTAACCTTTGAACATACCTTTCTTCTTTACAGGCTTCACATATATCTTCTTTATTATAAGTAGAAAGTATTGTTGTGCAGTCTTTTGTTTTACAGATTCTTTTCTTATGCTTATTAGCCTTTTTTGTATGATAAGATTCCAATAGTTTTTTATTGGTTATAATCTTTCTACATTCCGGACTGCAATAGGTAGCGTTATAAACTTTAGCTACGAATTGTTTCTTGCAGTCACCGTTTGAGCAAACTCTCTTCTCTTCATTGAACATCTTTTTTTCATAGCAATACCTTAGAAAGGTTCTTCAACCTCAGTAGTTTTGCTAAATTCTCCTTCACCCCAACACATGGCAGCAAGGTCACACTGAGCGCATTTCGCTGATGACCTCTTATACGGTTGTTTGGGTAGCTCCCCCTCAAGGAAGTTAGTATAAATTTTATTATACTTAGTAAACAGTTTATCAATAAAAACATCGTCACGCTCAATAAAGATAGGTAATATCTCCTGATTGTTCTTATTTTCATAAATAACATAACCACTTGGAAGGTCTAAACACCTCATATAGATTTGAGCCTGACGATAATGATCATCTTTTGGTTTATTATGGAACTGACGATATTGGAATCCCTCGGCACTGATTGACTTCAATTCAATCAACTTGTGACCGTACCAGTCAATGATTCCATCCGCTGTGCCCTCAATGGGAGGGTCTGAGTGCTTCACCGGAATCTCTTCTGCTACAAGGATACCCATCTCACGCAAATAGCTATACAGGCGCTCATGGACAGCATGACCATTATCAAAGATACGGTAAGTCTGTGACCTAAACGAAGGTGTAACCTCTTGACCCTCAAACAAGTAATGCCAATACCTAGCGCATTGGTTTGTATAACTTGGGTGGAACCCGCCTACCTTTTTAAATTCCGGTTTGTTTCTTAGTGCAAGATGATCATCAATAGCGTCATTAAGAAGCTTTTCAACCAAATCTTCCTTATTAATCGGTTCTTTTGGACTCTTTAGTTGTTGTAATGCTTTTAACATTTATGCTCCTTTTGCAGCAATTTTTAACGCATTGATATTTTCTAATAACGCTTCGTACATTGTTTTCCAGATATCATTAACGAACTTATCTTGTTCGGACATAATACTTGATCTTCTCTTGAATGCTTGTGATTTAATAATCATCATTGTTCTATAGCCAGAAAGTACATTTAAATACTTAATAGCTTGCATTCCTACATAATTCTGAGGATTATCAATAATGTCTTGAACAATCCTCATACATTCAATAAATTCTTGTGCTTTATCACCCATCTGCTCAGCGAGCCAATCTGGGTCTACCATGATGTCAGCCATTTTCTATTCTCCTATTCATCCCATGTTTTTCCTTTAACTAATCGTGGAACATCTCTACAGATGCCACATTTTCCCCATGCCCCATTGCCCCAGTGTGTTTTCCACTCACGGCAACATTCAATGACGATCTCTGGTCCATACTGCTGAACCAATCTTTTTCTTTCATCACTCAATGTCATAATGGTACATGTTGTCGTCAGATGTTTTCCACTTGTTTGCATCTTCAACATCCCATTTTCTAGTGTTGACAAATCTTTCAATCAGAGTTCCTGTCTTGGTTGTGAAAGAAGGGTCAAATAATCTAACTCTATTGTTTGGTTGAATAGCATAGTTCCCATCATCTCTAAGCATGACATGACCACACTTGTGTTGACCCGGATTCGTACTGAACCCAAGATTTATAGTGTTATCATCCGGAGCATGCCAATCAAGCGTGAACAGATATTTTGCGTTCACAAACTCTCCGGAACGAGCAACATAAGCCATTCTCATATTCCTCATTGCTTGAAATTCGGTAACAGCTACATGGGCACTAAAAGAGTTCCACAAGACAAGTTCGTGAATATCAACTTCAGGCACACCCGGTCTTTCACAGAAAGCGTTTATGGGCATTCTCCACCAAACACCTCCGTCTTCCATTAAGAAGTGAAATAGGGGGCTTCTCCCTTGAATACTCGTTACTCCAAAAATCATGCAGGGGAAGTATTTATCATGAGAGTCTAACTGGTCTCTTAAGAAGTTGCCTCTTACATAACATTCAATCATTGGTATATTAGCATTAAGCTCTGGCATTTTATTTATTTATCTTTCTCTTATTCATAATTACTATCTTGAATCAATTCCTTAAACACATGCCATTCAATGATGGCAACCTTCACATCCGAGTCCTCTCCTAGAACAACAGCTAGGCAAGGATGTTTGTATGTTGATTTCCAAGCATCCTTTCTTAGCTTAATCCACCCATCTCTCGTGAGAGTGAATGTCTTGCCATTATGTTTATAATCCACAACAAATTCATTCATCGTTGCATCGCCCTTCCGGAATCCACGACCAGAGTTTTTGACTGGTCTGGCTCCATCACGCTTGGTTTCTTCTTTTTCATTTCTTTTCATTGTATTCCTTACAAAATTTACAGGTTACTTCTTTTTGGTTTTGAGTGACATAATAGTCACCACCAGTTTTGCCACAGGGTGTTTCATAGTTTGATAGACCACGAGTAATCATATGGAAATGGACAAGAGTGCTTTGCTCTTTTCTCATCAGTCAATTTCCATATCCGTTTTATCCATTGTCTCCCTAATTTCTTGATAAAATTTAATTAGGTTATAAATAATGCCAACACAAATGCCGGAGATAACTAGAAGGTAGATGACCACATTACACCTCTTGAAACTCACGACCCAAGATCAAAGTTGCAATTTCATCTCTTACTTCTTCAGACAAATTAATAGCTGTCATTCCGTTCCACTTCTCAGTGCCATAGGAATACCATGCACCTCTGCGTTGAATGATATCCATCTCAACCGCAATATCAATAAGCTCCCGGTCAGTATCAATCTTTCCCTCTTGTGGAAGAACATAGTAATAACCTTGCGCACCGATAGTTGGAATCTGTTTTGTCTTTTCAATTGTCCACACAGCCCTCTGTGAGGTAATGGTGTGAGTGTCATCACGCTCCATTTCCTTTTGAGACATTGAGAGGAACAGTTTTACAATGTTGTGCATATTATGATGCACTGTGTTACCCATCTTCGCCTTTGTCACAGCGAACATTCCACTAAGATCAACGGTCTGGTGTGCTACGAATAGCATGATGTTCCGTTCCTTGTGAAGGTAATTAACAAGCTTCTGGAGAAGGTAGCCCTGCGAACGAGATTGAAGCCCCATTGCTTTACCACCTTCTGGCTTGTCATAAAACTCTTCTTTGATGATATTTGACAGGGAGTCAAACAAAAAGATGTGCTTCTCAACATCGTTATTCAAATAACCAATGAGAGCCTTCATAATCTCTTCTACAATTGTTGATTGAATTACAACAACATCATCAATATTGATACCGCACTTGGCAGCATATTGATCATTGTAAGAATACTCCGAGTCAATGATGACTGGTCGGTATCCTCGTCTTTGAGCTTCCGCAAGAATCCGGAAACACATTGTTGTTTTACCAACTGATGGTGTTCCCCAGAACAAATGGGTTGCCCCTGAGTTAAGCCCTCCCCCAAGCGCACGATTCAAACCGATACTTGGTGTTGGAATAACCTCATGAATAGGCATATGGTCGCCTTTTCTTTTATCTACTACTAGCATTTTTCTCCTTATTTAATTAAAAGTTTTTAGTTGAAAGTTTTTGTGCCAAGTCTTTTAACCACAGACTTAAGAAATGCATCGCATCTCGTTTGCCAATTATACCTGTCATAAACAGATGGCGCTTGATTGAAATAATAATTTACTTCATCATCAAAATTATCCACCACTCTTCTCATCAAATAAATTAAAGAATCAATTTCAGGAAGGACAACATCTCCACAGGTGTACCCAGTATTCTGCGTCTTGCCTAATTTAGCATCTATAATATTTCTACCCAAGAGATCTTTATAAGAGCACCATAAGCCTGTTGAAATAACCGGCATTCCAGTAGCAAGGGCTTGTAGGGGAATAAAACCAAAGCCCTCACCCTCGCTAGGGTAGATCAAAACATCATGATCATAGTAAAGCTTAATCATATCCTCTTGGGATAGAGTTTCGTGAATGTAAGTAATATTGTCATGACGAGGTATTAGCATTGACGATATGCC